AATCCACTTGAGAGCGCCATTCGTCACGTTGACATCTACATAGGTAGTACCGATTTCGGCAGTGATACGTCCTTCTGGCGAGCCTGTCCCACGGATTTCTTGCCCTACATTGTCTGGTAATGGTAGGGTGACATGATTGCCTCCAACGATTCCAAGGGTAATTCCTGTCAGTGTCAGCCTTGGTTCAGGCTTTTGGTTCAGCGCCTTGACATCACGCCCAACTGTTTGGGCAAATTCCTCTAAATTACTCATACCACTCACGCTTTCGCTGCGTTATAGGTTGCGACCAAATCAAGATTGGCAAATTCATCAATACGACGACCGAGGTCAGCCAATTTTTGAACCACTGCGCCTTCAGTGCTACCGCTCAATTTAGCGATTTCCTCAGCGAGCTCTTTAAGCGTGTTGAGGTTTTCAGGTACCCCATCACCTAGAAGGTCATTCTTAACTGCGGTTTTTGCCTGCTCAATAGCTTGCGTTAACGTAGCGCTGTCAATCTTAGTATCGATTAACTGCTTCAGCGCTTTGTAATCCACTCCCAATGCTTGAGCGAATGCGATCCATTTACTTGTATCCATAATTCTTCTATACCTTTCCTAAGTTATAAAACGTTAGCAAGTCTGGAAATTCCGGACTTGCCCCACCATCTGTTACTGTTTTTTTCGAAAGTTGTTTCTCAACTTCCTTTGCGATATCCAGCTCCTTCAAAGTGTAGATATCTTCCGTAACCAATTCTTTATCTGAGTCTTCAATTTCAATATAAGTATCTCTATCGCTTGGGAAGATATACCCTCCAACCGAGATTTCCACTCGGTATTTTCCGCTAGGTAGAATACTATCTAAATTAAAATTGACAGAATGGCTAGTGACGGGAGCAGTTGTCTTCCACCTGCGTAGTCCTTTTGTTAGAGTAATAACCGCATCTTGACCTTCAAATAAGGTCATAACACGGTAATTCTCGTCTAACAACTCAAACCCAAAGATAGAAGACAAATCCCCTTGCTTAACAAGGTCGCCACCATCAATCCGAGCCAAATTGGTTGTATTTACTCTGCGGCTGTTACAACCCATTCTGTGCCCCTCTCTAATCATCTATTAAGATGCCTTCTTTGATATCCAATTTTTCAAAATCGCTAAATAAACGATCTATGTAGCCATTACCTCCTAGAGTTTTATAGCTTTTGTGCATGCTTTCTACTAGTGAGAATTCATCTCTAGAGGTATATCCTCTGTTAATAGCCCGTCGCATATCACGGTCAAGACGCAACTTCATAGTATTAAGGTGCGCCTCGTCGTGTACTTTAAGCTTTTCTTGAACTTCATCAATCTTGGCATTGCTATCTTTAGCGGTAGTCTGGACATCTTTAATCTGTTTCTTAACATCGGTTAGTTCCGAGACGATTTTCTCCGTCTCTTCTTTGGCTTTTTTCGGCAATTTGTAGCTAAGCCAAGCGATGATAATTGGTGAAGCCGATGGTAGCACGTTCATGAAGAAATGTTCTATCTGTTGTAAGACGTCCATAAACACCTCGCTAGTTCGCTAAATTGCTCAACCCAAGGCGTTCCAATTCTTTACGCACACGATCTCGGAAGCGTTTGTTGACAAATGAAAAGTCAATCGCTCCACGTTTCAGCAGGTTAATGTACATGTCGATTTTAGCTTGGTCTAATGTAATCTTACTCATTGTTGCTACCTCCATTGTTTTCACTAGTGCTCGCTTCGCTTGTCGGTGTAGGAATTTCATGTTCTGTCTCGCTTTCTGTTGGTTGTTCTACTGCTGGTGCAGGTTGTGTAGGCGCTTCTGCTACTGGTTGTTCAGTAGTTGGTTGCGCTGTTGCTGGTTCAGATACGACCACGTTAGGAACTCCGTTTGTGGCTACTTCTGTAGCTGGTTGGGGTTCTGGTTGAACCGGTTGAGTTACTGGAGCAGGTTCAGTAGGGTGTGTTTCTGTTTCTGCAACGCGAGGTGCTTCCTCATGCCCCTCTGCTTCGCCCTCATGCTCATGATCGATACCATTGTGTTTTTCAAGCACTTCCAAGCGTGCAAAGATTTCCTCGATATCGTCAGTATTGTGTAAGCTGACCTTCTGCATACCTTCCATAAGCTGATTCGCTTGTTCAAGTGCTGCAGTTGTTTTAGCCAATTGTTCTTGGTTCTTGACAATAGCGCTTGTTGGATCTAATTCAGTTCGTAGAATCTCTTTGACTGCTTCAATGAGCATTTCGTCTGTATCACCCAAATGGTCACCCTCTAACTCGCGAGTGAAAAAAGTAAACGGCTTGTCACATTGAATAGAGACTTCCGTCTTGCCAAGTCTATAAAATTTATTTACTAATACAAATTCCATGTTAAATTACCTCTTTTTTTTATAAAATAATGTCGAATCATACTTAGAAAGAAATTTATTTTTATCGCCGGGATTTGCAAAATAAATTATAATTCTAACGTTCGTTTGATTGGCTATTCCAGTATGACTTTCTACGCTCACAGATACATTCTTAAATTTATAACCATTTCTTTCAACTACAATAGTTGAACGGTATGCTTCATATCCTTCCGATCTGGTTGGTCCATACCCTCCCGATCCATAAAATCCATTCGCACCACTTAGCATATACTCAACACTATTACTATTAGTATTAGTATTAGTATTAGATGACGTAAAATTATATGGGAACGACCCGATCAATACCAGGTTAAACTTCTCCCAAACCAAACGATTACCAACATATCTTTGGACAATCTCATGTCCTCCGACATAGATTCCTTCTCTTGTAGCCATAGCATCACCTACTCATACACATCATAGATTGTGTTAGGATCTTTTGTACCAATTACATTATATTGCGCTTTAGACCCATACCAATACTTCATTTGCTGATTTCCGTTCTGGTTAATCAGTTTGTGGGCAACAACTTCGGACGGTGTACTTGGAATCCCAAGCGCTGACCTGTTTACTCGTAGGACACCCGAGCTATCGACTGTAATCGTTGAGTTATCCGGTCTGACAACTCCGTTTGAACCAGCTGTTGCAGTTGTGGGAGTTGGACTCACTCCGTTTTTAAAAGTCTGCACAGACACTTTTTTCAACCCACGTCCATCATGAATCATGATATTGTCCGAGTTGTTGATCTGATACGTTTGTGGCAAGTCGGTTACTTTTCGTGTCTGTGTACTAATTACTGCCATATTATACCTCCATTCTATATTTCCAATCGGCGACAATCACACGGCCGTTTTCATCAGCAAGCAAGGTATGTTCTGTACCGTCGTCTGTACGGATTGGTGCAGTAAAGTCATTCTGCAAGAACATGTACTCAATAGCATTTAGTCTATCTTCATGCTCCTGAAACTCACGCTTCAAGGCCTCTACAGATTCATAACTTGCTTGTCTAACGTTGTCTACGTTACCTAGCCCAACTTGATGCTTCGTAACGCTATGTGGATTGTTGCGATTATTTAAGTGATTTTGAAAATCGACTTTACTTGCTTGTTCGACGTTTGCGACATTCCCTAGTCCCACTTGTTGTTTAGTGACACCGTGTGGGTTGTTTCGGTTGTTGATGTGACCAGTTAGGTCAACCTTCTCAGCCTTGCTTCTAGTGACCTCATCAATCTTTTCAGGCAGACCATCGATGTCTGAAACCTTGTGACGATGGGTTGCGTCGGCTTTCCCATTCCAACGTATTCGTTCCTGGTCAGAGACGTGACGGGCAGTGTCTCTAATGTGATTATCGATATTGGTCTGTAACTTTCTTTCTGTCGCCTTCAATTCAGGGACAGTCGCATAAACCAAGTCAGTCGCATTGTATTGAATGGTAATCTGACTATTCTTACTAATAGTCGTGTTGAAATCATAATCTCGATATACGTAAGCAGATGTTTTAGGAGGAATTACATCTCCCTGCTCTGCCCAAGTGTACATGTACATGAACTCTTCATGATTCCCACGTTTTGCAAACACACCGATTTCATTCACAATCATTTCACGCTCAATCTGTGAATTATCAAATCGAGCTGTAAGACGAATCGTATCAGCTACATCAGTCGATAAGGACTGTGTCACTTGCAAAGAATGAACAACTTGTACAATATTGTTTTTCTTGCCAATGTCCGTTCGATGCCGTCCGCTACCTAAAGCTATTCGAGTAAAGACCAGTGGTTCTCTATTTTGAATTGCTAAGGCCGTTTCACTAATGGCTTTATCGGTCACAATAGGCTGGATAAAATATCCCATTTATTTCCTCCTATTCGAATCGAACTGAACGAATATCACTGAATGTATGAGCGCTAATATAAATTGTGTTCATCATTGGCGCTTCAACCGAGAATTGGATTCCTAAGTGAGCAGGAATCAATTCACGCACATACTTTAAGAAACGGTTCAAATACCCCGTCGGTAATTGCCCTAAAAATCGGATATGTACCGCTGAACCCTTTACCGTTACTAAGTTATTGACATTCGTAAAGCTCTTTGTAATTTTTTGTAAACTCTCTGAGTTGATTTTAATTTTGGAAGAAATTAAAGTGATTAGATACCGCCTTCGCTCTTCCAAGTCTGTTGTTTTCGGTTTTACCTGAAGGGCCTTTTCCCAACGTGTAATCCAGTCTTCCGTCGCTTCTGGTAACAACATCAACCGTCTGGTATCAAAGATTAAGTCTGTAATCAATTCCAATTCTGGAATTTCAGTTTCAAACAAATCATTGATTGTTG